CGAACAAGAAAATAGTCCTTTAGTTTTAGTCAACGATTTAATTATAGAATGTCCTGGTGGTTTAATGTCAGGAGGCGAAGATACTGGTGGTAAAAATAATATTGCTGGTAATTTAAATATGAGATATGCTTGGAAAGTTTTAGCAGCACAACATTGTTTAGAAAAATTTTATAAATACGACGATTATACCACAGATGCAACATTCGGAGATGATTTAATTAAAACAATACGTTCAGAGGTTTTAGATTGGTATAACCCTTTTAATATTCAAGAAGTTTTAAATAATATAGGTTTTACAATTACATCAGCAGATAAAGAAACAGAATTAACTATACAACCTTTAAATGAATTAACTTTCCTTAAACGTAGTTTTGAATATATAGAAGTAAACTTAAATGGTGCTAAACAAAAATTTTTAGTCGGTGCTTTAGAAGATAATTGTTTTATAAAAATGTTAAATTGGTGTAAGGCTTCAAAACGTTATAAATATCGACGAAATCAAGGAATTCATTATGATCCATCAACAATTGGTTTATCAGCTTTAACTTGTCTTTCAGAAGCTTCACTTAAAGGAAAAGATGTATTTAATAACACTAGAAAACATTTATTAGAATGTAGTAAGAAATATTCTATGGTTTTACCTAAATTACCTACTTTTGAACAAGCATTTTTCGAAACTTACTTTTGCTCTACTTTCCCTAAAATTGAAACTAAAGAAATAATTAATATTCCTTATGCTAATGAATTACATCCCCTTTATCCACGCGAGTTTACTTTTGCTGAGAAGAAGTTTGTAAGTATAATGCATTGCTACGAATATACTAGAGCTAAATGTCATCAACAAGAAGATAAAGCTAAATTTTACTACGAAAATCCTTCTAAATGCAAATACGTTTACTATCCTGATAATGTTAGATTTAGGCCCGATCGATTAATGTATAAAATTATAAAACACGTTTTTAATAAATATAATTTCACTAATTTTACAAGTAATCATAAATTTGTTGTTGATTATGGCCACAAATACTTCGGTTTTGAAGTAGGTGATGCTATAACTAACAAGTACGGCGAACTCCTTTCAGAATTCGCAATTTCAAAATTGCCAAAAGAAAATTTACAAAGCGAAAATAATTCAAATATTGAATATACAAATACTCAAATTATTAATCACAAAACAAATTGTCCCATTTCTAAAGAAAATATAATTTTTGATTCTGATTTATTAATAGAACCTAATATAAGATTTAATACTAAAACATGGAAAACGGCGGAAATAACCCTCCCATCCCTGCAGTAATTGGCGAAGTAGCAACAGGTGCAACGTTTTCAAGTACCGATTCTACAGCTCTTGATGTCCCTGCTATTGCCGGACGTCCAGCAGCTACAATTGAGGGACCTCGTCATGCCAA